CCACTTAAGTTCTCGAACCAGCCGACCGATGGGATCCCAAGAGAACCAAGTGCCGAGTCCGTAATGTTGGATAGGGATCTAAGGAAGAAGATTCCTGATCTGCCCGAAGACTTCATAGTCATGGTCCGGAATTTCAGAGAGTCTATAAAGGGCAAAGAAATCGACATGAACAAACAAGTATTCAGCAAAGCAGAGAGAGATTTCCGTAACAGACCCGGATCCGAACACCACCCGGATGTAAGGACCAGAGGTACAGAGAATTCGAGGAAAGGGAGACCTGACAATCGGCAGGTGCTTGATGATGTTGAGGGAGGCTTTGATCAGTTCAAGCCGACTAATAGGGAATACATAAAGAAGCAAGCAGATGATTCGGAGGCTGGTTTTGAACGCCACTTGTCAGGTCGTGCATCTCGGCAATCAGTAGCCCGTTTCAAGAGGATGGAAGAAGCGATAAGGAAACACCCAGCAAACCCGTACCACGGAGATGCTGAGGCAATAGCCGCAGACAAGATAATGCGGCGTGAATCCAACCGCTTCCCAGATCGCCCACCCATGGTTAGAGGGCCGAGTAATGTTCCCCGAAGAGGGATTCCCGGAGGGGAGAAACTTGGCAAACAGATAACTCGCATTGGGGATGACTATGCCACTCGTAGAGGGTTCGAAGAAGGCGGACTTTCCTCTATTGTCGGTGGTGGGTTGTACGAAGGATTCCGAGAGAAGAGAGACAGGAAAGCCAAAGGGTTAAATGACCTCCGAAACCAAGGAATCGGAATGGGCAGGTACGCATCCAGTGCTGCTTCTTCACTGCCTCCTTACGGTGGTAGAAGGTAGGAACATTGGTTAACTGGGCAAGCGATGCAAGGCAGCATGCCATTACTCAGGCTCAAAGGCGGAAGCGTGAAGGCAATCCTTTAGTCCCCCTTGGGGGAACGCCTGAATATACTGGTTATGCTAGAGATCCCAGGGATAGAAGTAGAACCCACTTCAGGGATTTGTCTTCTTCCCACCCAAATAATCCAACGTTCTCCAAACTCGCTTCACAAGAGGATGCGTACTGGAAGAGTGGTGCTTGGATTCCAGATGCTGGCCTGAAGACAGACACCTCTATCGAGGAGACTATAGGTTTGGTTACTGGGATTCCTTCCTTGGCTCGTCTTGGTGCGACTGGAGTCAGGGCTGCTGTTGGTTCTGGTCGTCAGGCTTTGGCGAACCGTGGTGTTGGTGGCTGGACAAAAGTGATGGACCCAGGCCGTCGTGAGTTCATGAAGAGAACAGCAAGCGTGGCTGCTGGTGCCGCAGGGGTGTCTATAACTACAAACCCACTTACACAAGTTGCCAAAAAAGGAATAGAGAAACTCCTCGGAAGGGCAAAGCAAAAAGAAGCGATAAAGAAATTCAAAGAAGCAGAAGATCAGGTCTGGAATTGGGAGATGAACGAAGTCAATGATTACTCCGATGTGATGCCGATGCCACCAGAGTGGATCAAAGGACGTATGCTTAACGATATAATTAGGGGCAAGAGAGCAGGGAAGTCTTTTGAAGAAATACAGGTAACGCTTAGTTCGCATCGCAAGGAACTATTAGAAACGAGTAGGAGAGCATCTCAGGACGCTGCGGCTCACGATATTACAGAACAATTCACAGAACTTCATCGACTGGCTCCCCATCTACCCCCAGGACACACCTATTCAACCAAGCACCCAATGTACGGCAAGCATGAAATGGACCAGATAGATGACCTGAGAGGTGCCTTAACTAACCCTAGCACTATGCTTGAGAGTGCTGCTTGGCAGAATGAGACGGCTGCTCGTGTGTCATTTACGACCAGGGAATCAGTAAGAGGAGCAGAGAGGCTGATACGACGAGGAGGTAGAAATGATTTCCTTGATAGAGATTTGGTAGAAGAAGTGCTTAACACGAGAGCAGCACGGGATAAGGGATTGAGGGACAAGTGGAGAAGTAATGCAGATAACAGGAAGAGAAAAGCGAAAACGGCATGGGAACAACGCCTCAAAAACAGGCATAGGAATCGTAGATAATGCAACTACCAGAAGCACAGGAACTAATCAAAAGGTTTGAGTACCTAAAGGGCCGTCGAAACAATTTCGAGAAGGCTTGGCAGGACATCACAGACCTTATGATGCCTTACCGTGGTGACATTACTACTAAGCGTTCACAAGGGCAGCGTAGGGTTAAGGGTGTCTTTGACACTACAGCCATGAATGCCGCTGACTCCTTTGTGAACTTTATCAAGGGTGCAATCATCCCTTCAGGCAATGACTGGGTGAGGTTAAGGGCCAAGGCTCCATTCTCTGATATCCTTGCTGTCCGTCAGGTTTTGGATGTTGTAGGCGAGCGTATCCTTGCGGCATTAGCGGACAGTAACTTCTACAAAGAGAGTGCGACATTCCTCAGGGACTTCGCTGTCCTTGGTAATGGAACTCTCCATGTCAGAGAAGACATTCCTCGATTGGGGAAAAAGAACCGAGGGACATTCGGTGGTTTAGTTTTTGAGGCTGTCCCTATTGGGCATGTATGGTTCCAAGTAGGACACAGGGGTAGACCTAACTACATTGTCAGACAAGTGGTAATGACTGCCCTCGATGCGTTCAGGTTTTTCGAAGGTGCGGCGGGTCCAGATGTGGAGTATAAACTAAACGCTGGTGACCCGATGGGAGAAGTCTCGTTCCTTCACTTTGTATTCGAGAACGAGGACTTCATTCCCGGCGGTGTCATTTCTCCTGAGGACCGTGAGTACGTAGGCGTGTATGTTGCTGGTGCTGGTGATGCCAGTCTCGGCAAGGGTGGGATTGGTGGTCCTACTGTCATCCGCAAGGCGGGTTATGACACTTGTCCTTACATTGTTGCTAGATGGATGGTTGTAGACGGAGAAGAGTATGGCCGTGGCAGGGGTCACCTTGCTAGGGCCGACGCAATGGGGATCAATGAACTGCGTAGGCAGATCCTGATTGCTGCTGGTAAAGATCTCAATCCCCCATTAATGGTAGAGCATGACACTGTAGTAGAGTTGGACATTACTCCTAACGGTCTAATGGTTACTCGTCCTGCCGTGAAGATGGGTCCGCAGTATCTCAAGTCTGACACTAACTATGCTATTGCCGATGCTATTGCTCGTCAGGATCGTGATCAGATTCAGAAGGCTTTCCTCGGAGATATCCTTGAGGAACCGGACACTCAGCCACGTTCAGCGGAAGAGAGTCGTCAGCGTCAAAACCGAGCGTTGTCTCGTCTATCGGCCTCTGCTGATACGGTGAACTATGAGTTCCTGGATCCATTGATCCAATCTGTCATTGACATCATGCACCGTGCTGGCTCCCTTCCTGAGTTGGACTACTTACAGGAAATGGCCCCTGACGCTGATTTCGAGATCGTATATCAGTCACCTTTCTTCACTGCTCAACGCCAGAGTGGAGTAACCAGGGTTCAAGCATTCATGGAGCGGCGACTAGCATTGTTCCAGGTTACGCAGGATCCTATCTGGCTTGACGATTTGAATTCGAGTGAGGCGACTAACTATGACGCTAGGGTCAGTGATGTCCCTGCCCAGATACTCAGGAGTCCTGAAGAGGTAAGTGCGATCAGGCAAGCGAGGGCAGAGCAGAAACAGGTGGAACAGCGTATGGCTCAAATGCAGCAAGTCGCTGCGATGCAACAAGGAGGCCCGCAGCAGGGTCCACCGCAGCAGGGTCCACCGAAACAAAGGGCACCGCAACAAGGAAAGAGTGTCGATGCTCAGTAAGGAAGAAAGGATTTTCTTGGTTGAGACTGAAGAGATCTTCAAGACCGAAAAGGGTCAAAGAGTATTGGACTACTTGAAGAAGGTACTCCATGCAGAAGAGACTCTTGAGCCGGAAGAGATCCTGAATAAAGACCTAGAGGCGGCTGGCCGTGTGGAACGGCATCATATAGATCCGATTGCTTTTGCTAAAAGGCAGGGATCTAGAGCAGCCTATTTTAAGATTGAAGCCTTGGTCCGACAGGGCAAGCGAGTCAGAGAGGATGTTACGAATGAGTAGTTTGGATGAATCCCTACCAGCAGACCTGGAGGGTCGAGATGCTTTGGTTGGCAAGTTTTCCTCAGTAGAGGATTTGGCTATGTCGTACCACAGTCTGAGCAAGAAGATGGGTGAGGGCAGTAGGGTTCCGAGCGATTCGTCAACTCCAGAAGAGTGGAGTTCTTTCTATAGGGGACTTGGTGCCCCTGAATCTCATGATGGATACCCTGTCCCAGAAGGCACAAACGAGGAACTGAGTGGCACTCTTTCAACGGCTAGGAAGAATGCCTTCCTCAAAGGGGTGTCGGTAGATCAGTGGCAAGAGGTTATTGCTCCAATCCTTGAACTTGAGAAGGACCGCAAGTCCAATCTCGACACGGAGCAATCCAAGTCAGTCAAGGCATGGCAAGAAGCCGCAAGGGAGAAGTACGGTAATCAATTCGAAACAAAGTCTGCCCTTGCAGAGCGAGCCTATGCTAAGGTGATAAAGGACAACCCTGAACTTGATAGGGTTTTTAATGTAACTGGGATGGGTCACCATCCTGAAGTAATGGACTTCATGGTTAAGATGGGAATGAACATGGCAGATGGAGCGGTTCCGAACAGCGTTGGAGGTAGCGATTTTGGAACAGACCATTCCTCTCTGGCTGCTAGGGCGAGGAAGTTGGCGAAACTGGGAGCGATCTACAATAGTCGTCACCCAGACTACGACGAGCATTATTCTGAGTTCATGACCATCCAGAAGCAACTGTCAGAAGATGGCTTCAATGGCATGTCCGATCCAAGGTTACAGCCCGATAGTTCGTGGGTTAGGGGAAGTTAATGGCCAAGAAGAAGAAGAACCAACATAGTCATCCGAGAATGAACCAGCAGGAGTATGAGGTCAAGTACGGGCCACCTCCAGTAATCGCCCACCACGGCAAGTCGGAATTTGAGGGGGCATCCCCTTTGCCTGGATGGGGAGTGGGTCCAGGTCGGCACTCCGCCAATGTGTGGATAGGGGCGACAGGTGATCAACAAGGATACATGGCATATTATAGCGTATATAATCGAAAGCCTCCGATTTACTTGTCTCCGAATAAAACCTCAATTCCGCTTTCCACTTCCAAGACGGCACCCCCTACTTCCAAAGGGGCACCCCCTCCTGTTAAGCAGCGTAACTACTACCCGGATCCGCTTCCTGGGTATGTGCCTCCTAAGGATACTAAGGCACCGGCACCGAAGCCGAAAGGTGGGCAGGGGGATCTATATACTCCCGGCATGAAGCACTTAAGTGGTCCCCGACCTTCCGGAAGCAAGCCCGATGGTAGAGCCAAAGTTATTGAACAGGCGATGGGTGCCCACCGTAATCCAGGAGGAAGAACTGCTGAACTCGGCCTAGCCACTACCGCTGAGACTAAACGAAGGTCACTCTACACCCCCATCAACCCTGGGGAGGCTCTTCCTACGCTAAATCAAGTTAGAATGAATGACTTGCTCTCGGATTCCCAAGGGCACAGGGAAGAGCAGAAAAAATTATACCCTATAACCCATCCGACCGCTCGACAGGCTGACCATTCCGCTCGGGAGGAAACTTTCCTTGGCGACATGGTAATGGGCAGAATGCTTAAAGAAGCCAGAATCAATAGCCTATTGGAGAAGACTAAAGCCGGAGACTTGGCTAATGAGATGAGTTTGAACAATCTAATCGAGAAGAGCATGTCCGAAAGAAGTAAAATAGAAAAACTACTGCGAGGTTCAGGGGACTATAAAGAAAGAACCGCAGAACTACTTAACTCCACCCCTAAACCGAAGAAGAAGAAGAAAAAGAAGAAATAACTTGACAATTAGTTACCAAGGGTGATTAATTGTCTTATCTGATAACCGAGAGGCCAGATTGACAGCAGGAAAGACTGCCGGATGTGGGCTTACGTACAAGCCAAGAGGAGCCGGATAACCGATAACTCTTCGACAATGTAACAGTTGTCAATGAAAGGGTTATCATCATGGCGATGACCGACCTTGGAAACCTAACTGGCAGCGGTGGTACCCTTTTCGGTACTGGTGCAAATGAGAATGCCTATAGTGTTTCCAACCTGTACAAGCAGGTATACACAGATCTGGTTAGACTCCAGATCCAACAGTTTGATTCACTTCTTTCCGACACCCTCATGAACGAGTCTATCGAAGGCGAAGTAAAGTCCTTTGATAAGTACCTCAAGCATGACGTTTCCAAACTCAAGACGAGGACTCGTTTTGGGCAATGGGGAGACGGTACGAATGCTAATGCGTATGGTGCCACCGATTCAGAGCGTAGGCTGATCGAACCTCAGTGGTTTGAATATGCTGAACTCTTTGATCCCCGTGACGAGGTTGGTCTCCTAAAGGCCATTGCTCCTGACGGAATGTACCTTGCGAATATCGCTGCGATCTTCAACCAGAAGAAGGACCAACTGATTCTGGACGCACTCTCGAAGACAGTTCTTGTCCAGACTCGTACTGGTGCTGGTGTTACAGCCAATACCACTACTGCGTTTGGAACCACAACAGGAACTGGAACCACAGCAGTACCTACAGCAGATGTTACTGGCTCGGCTATCGTTACCGCTGCTGGCATTACTGCATATGAAGGCTACGAAGGTCTTGAAATTGGTTGCAGACTTGGGAAGGCAGGGACCACCCCAGCCGGGACGGCTAGTGATACAAAGGCTCTCGTTGGGTATAATGTTACCGTAGGTTCTTTAACCCAGTCTGTTGCTGGTACTGTTTGTGTCAGTACAGGTACACCAGCGGCAGTTGAGGCACTTGGTCAAGCACAACTCGATAAAGTTACTCATTTCAATGTTGAGAAGTTGATCCGTGCCCGACAGAAGTTGGATGCGAACAACGCCTTGATGCCGGGTATGCCATACATCTGTGTGCTACACCCAAACCAGTTCTATAGCCTCATGGCCGATTCGGGAGATACTCGCTTTACCAGCATTGACTTCAATGAAGGTAAACCTCTCTTCCAGGGTACAGCATTTGTATTCATGGGATTCGAGTTCCGTTTGAGCAATCTACTCCCAGAAGCCCCTGGAATTGTTCTTCGGAATACATCCGGCGGCACCCCGGCTATCTCAACTTTAGCAGCACAGGGTGCTGGTGGTGCTTCCATTCGTTATTCCTACTTCTACACCCCAGCGTGTGGAATCTTCGGTATGAATGCGGGTATGGAAGTTCGTTTCGATGAGATTCCAGAACGTGGTTACTCATTGCAAATGTGGCATCAGGTTGGCATGAATGGTCTCCGCATGGACGGTGATTGCATTGTCCGTGTTGCTTCCGTTGACGATGCGGCTTAGTAGTTAGCGATTTAGGGGGGCGGGAATATGGGTAAGTCTCACGGAGAATCTGACAAGTTTCTTCGTAGATTTACGGGTAGTCCCGTCCCTATCATTTCGGAAACCTGGGTGGCCCTACTTACGGTTATGCCTACGAGTAGTAGCCCTACCGGGTATCAAGAGTGGAGAGAAACTGACACTGTGATCATTGTCAGGAAAAGGGTTTACCCTGAGATCCAGGTGGATACGAGTCTCACATACTGGAGCCTACCTGCTGTGGATGGTTCTGCTAAAGAGATCCATAACGTAAACGGAGTGAGGTGGTCAACGTCTGAGACAACCACCTTGCTTGATGGATCTGAGACTATATTGGGAGTAGGCATATTTGGATCCTCAACGGGTTCAGATTTGCTCTACTGGAACGAAATAACAACAACACTTACGGTGTCACAGGGTGAAGCCGTAGTCTTCCTCGACGGGAAGATCAAAGTTACGGAGCAATAAAATGAGTAACAGTTCTTCTGCCGGGGATAGCCTCGGCCTTTCGGTTGGACGGAATTCCGAGAACTCTCATGGTCTTGGTGTTTCTGGTATCATCGATGTCAAACATCAATGTGCCGAAACTGGAGAAGTGGCAGAGCGTAGTATTAAGAACTGCATTCTGTTGGATGGTGTTGAGTCAATGCTTAGAGGATTGACCTCTTTCGCTACCGCAAGTGGCGGTGGTGTGGCATCCACCAAGACGGGCATTTGGCTGTCTGGCGTAGCCTCCGCTGTAGATCGTGGAGTAGTTGCTCCAACATCTACTTTCACATCCATGGCGTGTGCTATTGCTGATACCAGTGACCGCCTGTACCCCAATGATGCCGATACCACGCTGGACTTGTCAACTGCGATTCCAGGTTTTGATGGTGCCGGAACCTCCCAGGCTGGGACTGGGGGAGTCTGGTTCCAGACTAGCAGTGCCGATATCTTCGCTCTTGCACCCAGCGGAACTCTACCAAACATTGACATTGTATCTGATCCCATTGTGATTAAGGCAAATGTAACCAGCCTTGCCGCACAGATAGTGGATGGAATTTTTGTTTGCAACCAAACAAGTGCCGCCAGCAACTACGCCGCCAGCACTGTCTTGTTGATGGCAGGAAGAACTACCGCAACAGGTGGCATTGCTGCGAGCGAAGAGTTTACCCCTGCAATCACGCTGGCCCACGGTGACACCCTGACGATCACATACACACTGCGGATCACGGTTTCCTAACCTAGACCTTTCTGTCGCTGGGAGGGACGGTTTAGTTCGGGCTGCCGTCCCTCCCTTTTTAGGGTGCTGGTATGACTGCACATTTAGGATCCAGGATATGTGACAGCAGTCGGGCAAACATATCAGGTGTGGGTCTCGATGCTGACTATACGCTAGGGTCGGGAAATGCTGGCCGATTA